GCCGAAGCGGTAACGGCCGGACAGTTCGCTCCGAGTAGCGCCGTCCCGGCGCCAGTAGCCTCATGCCCCGCGTTCGAGGCGATCGTAGCCGGAGCGGAACCTGGATTCGAGATGCCCATCAGACCTCCCAGACGCCGACTTTGATAGTGCCCGCGCTGAACAGCGTCACCGGGCCGGACCAGAGCGCCTGAGTGATCTCCCCATCCCACGAGCCGCCCGGGGCAAGGCTGAAATGATGGTTGGTCTGCGAAGGCGTACCCGTGCCAGCCAATCCGTAGACGGTGCCTGTGCCGGCCGCGTCGGACGTGACCGTAATCCCGATCCGGTTGTAGTAGGCCGGGATCGTGAACTGACTGTTCGCCAGCGCTACCGTCTGCGAGTTCGGCCCGAGGTTACTGACCGGTCCGTCTGTCCCGCCGTAACGGGCGCGGGCCTTGAAGGGGTTGCGCAGACGCATTCAGCGGCCGTAGCGTTCGAGTTTTCCCAAACCGTCCCCGCGGAGCATCGCGGCGAGCAGGAACCCGATCGCATGGGGCAGCGAGACGTTGCCGAGCGCCATGTTGGTGCGGGTGTTGATCGCCATCCAGCGGCGATGCCGCGGCGGCGCCTTGGCCTCCTCGATCGTTCCGGGTACTTCGCGGATCTCGGTCATATGTCCTCCTTAGTCGAGATACTGTGCATCGATCATCATCGCCCCGAGCGCCGCCTGCTGGGCGTCCATAAGCCCGCTGACCGTGAGCTGCTGGGCGTCCGTAAGGTCCGGGGCGTAGATGTCTCCGGGGGATACCGATACGTCCGAAACGCCCATCTCACAACGGCACCCAACCGAACATGAAGTACTCCCGTCGCCCGGCTGGCTCGGCCAATCGCCCAGAGGCATCGGGGGCATCCCCGCCAGCGAGATGCAGTCCTCGCACTCACGGTCATCGCCGCCCGAGTCGTTCCACTCCATCAACTGCCCGTCTGCATCGGCGGCTTCCGCGTATCCCGCCTCGGAACCGGCGTAACTCACGCTATCCCCGTTATCCAGCCGGTAAGCGTTCGCCTCCACCCAATCCTTGAGCGCGTTCTGGACGGCCTCCGCGAAGCCGATCTGAGCCGCGCCCTCAGCCGCCGTAGCGGCCATATCGACCGGAAGCGTAATTATCTCCGCCGTCATCCGATTCAGCCCGGAGAACGCGGGAGAGAGCGCCACCGCACGGCGTAGCGGGTCTGGCGAGACCGGAGCCACGTAGGAGTACGCCTTACGTGCTGCGAGTAGCGCCGCGCCCGTAAGTCCTGCCAGCGCCACGTCTCGCGGGGTCTGCGGCTCCTGCTCAGGATCGGGGTCCGGTTGATATGAGGCAACTCCTTGTGACCAGGCGGCGTCGTACGTACTCCTCAGGAGGCGCTTCTGGGAGTCGGAGAACTTGAGCGCGGCGGTATGCGAGATCACAGCGCACCTAGAAGTCTAGAAGTCGATATGGATTATGGTGATGGTGTCGATGCCGCCGGTGATGGCGATGCTGACCGCCATACGCCGCGGATAGTCCCTCGTCCGCTAGCGCCCGCATCCGGTCACGGTCGAACCTCGCGAGGCTGTAGCGCGTAGCCAGATGGTGCTGCGGCATGTAGGCCGTCTGTCCGCTCCACTGGCGGGTATTCCAAGAGTCGCCGATTCCGCCGTGGTACAGGTGAAAGACGTCGTTGTTGCTGGCCTGGTGCCGTCCGTACAGGGTATCTACGGCGTGCATGAACGCGATGTCCTCCGCGCCCCAGCCTACGAACCGCTCATCCATCCCGCCGACCTGCCAGAACGCCTCCCGCGGCATCATCGTAACCAGAGCGCCGTAATGATGGCCCGCTACCCCCGGCGCTCCGTAGCCGTCGTCGACAACGTACGGGAAGCTGAACCGGAGCGGAGAGCGCGGATCGGACCGCAACAGGATCAGCGTCGCCTCGGGAGGCAGCCTGTGGAAGTGGCGGTAGGGCACGAACCAGAGAGGCCGGCCCCTGCTCTCCGCCTCCTGGATCCGCTCAGCGCACTCCGTGATGACCGACCCCGCGATATAGCAGTCCGCGTCGAGGATCACGAGGACATCCCCCGATGCTCGATCTGCCGCCTCGTTCACTGCGGCCGTCTTGCTGAAGGGCGTGCCCTCGTAGTGGCCAATGACGATCTCCGCGTCCGGAAGCTCATGCTCCCAGTAGGCTCGAAGCCAGTGCCAGTTGCGAGTCCGGTCGTCCATCGCATCATCCGGTGAGACGCGGAACGGAACCAGCAGGGAGATGGACGGGGTCATGCGCGTACCCGGGAGGCCAACTCACGGAAGGCGTCATGCAGGGCGAACCGGCAGTCATCCACGCCGAAGCGGTTAGCCTCGATCGTCTTACCGACCACCCACGGCGTATGGATCGAGAGGCTGTAGTCCCGGAACTTGAAGGTCCCGCCCTCCCTATCGAAGCGGGGCGTGTACTCGAACCGCCGCGGGATAGCGAAACTGTCCGCAACGATGATGCCGTGCAGCGAGGAGCTGACGATCTTCTTGCAGGACGCGATCTGGCGTACTACCTCCAGCGGCTCATCCCGCGGGTCGATTATCAGCGGGTGGTAGCGGGCGAACGTAGGATTATCCGCTAGCGTCGAATCCGACCAATGCGGGACGATGCCCAAATCGAACTCCTTGACAGGTAGCTCGATCATCTCCCCTGCAAGTAATCCCGGATCTCCTAGCGCATAGTCCCCACGCACTCCCTGAGCCGTCAGGGGGCCGCGTAAGGCTAAGACCTGAGCATGGGAGAGGTCCGGCCGGGAATGCTCCCGGAGCTTCCCTGAGCCGACTACGTAGCCGTTCCAGCGCGGCGGGAGGTAGTCCAGGATCGAGCCGGTGCAGACCACGTCCGCGTCCTCCAGCGCAGCCCACCGGACTGGTAGATCGGCGTGGTAGGCCAGTAGCAGCGGCGCGAGCCTGTCTCCGAAGTTAGGGATGCCGCCCTGAACTCCCCCGCCGCGCCACCAGTAGGCTCCGAGCGTCCCTGACATCTACTGCCCTCCTAGGCCGCTACGGGCGTGTGCTCAATCTTGGCCGGCGCCTTCAGGACCAGCGCGTAGCCGCTCTTGACGACGTCGGGGCGGAGCCAGAACTCGCGGAAGCAGTAGCCGTTATCCGCCTTATGCCGCCGGTTGATGTCGTCCGGATCGGTGGAGTCGTAGCCGAAGCAGTCCTCCAGCCAGACCTGGTAGCCCAACTCTCCCGCGTTCGTACGGGTTATCCGTACGATGCGATACATACGGGCCTTAGGAGGCACGGACGGGTCCGTAGCCCTGACGTACGCTCCGGGCTGGCAGCGGTCGTCGTCCTCCTGATACTCGAACTCCTTGGAGTTCAGCATTGCTGCACCTTCTTATAGCGGCCGAGTCACTCTGACGAAGAGTTCCGGCGTGCGGAGCTTTTCAAAAACGTCCGGCTGCCCAACCTGATCGACCGGCATCGCGATCTTCGCCAGCCGGTCGGCCAGCACGAACCGGCCGATCCGGTCGAACTCTGCCGCGTACGCGTGGTGCGCGGCGGTGAGCGGCGGGTCTGGCGGGTGAGGCGCATCAACGTTGAGGTGCCGTGTGTGCGAGTGTCCGCGAAGGAACCGGTTCGGCTCGCCCTTGAGCATGCCCCGGTTAGGGCGCGTCTCCTGCGCGAGCTCCGTGGCCTGCCCGCAGCCGCACTCGCAGGTCACGGGGTCGGGTCAAGCTTGTCGTGAAGCTCGGCTACCAACCGGCCGAGCGTCTCCACCCGGTCGAGCACCGCCTTGATCCCGCCGGCCGTGTGCTCGTCGAGGCGGTCGACGATCACCTCCGTGTCGGCAAACTGCTTCTCAGCGCGCGCGTCGGACGCTTTGGCCTGCACGACCTGGCCGACCATGATGATCGACAAGAGCACGAGCTGCAGGAACGTTTGGGCGATCCACGGGACGATCCCCTCGCCGCCGGTCGCGAGCGCCGTCGGCAGGCCGATGAACGCGATGATGGCGAACAGGTAGGCACACGCCATCGTGCCAACCCCGCGGGTGATCAGGACGGCCAGCTTCGCATTGAACCCGCTGACCGCCGCCATCTCGTGCTTGATCGCGCGCGGGCTGAACTTCACCGCCGCTGCAAGGTGATGGCGTACGTGCGGGACGGCGGGCGCTTCCTTCGCCGCCTTCTTGTAGATGTCGCCCATCTGCGGCAGCTCGGCCATCAGCTCGTCACCACCGAGCCCTGCCAGCGCAACCGCAGCCGGTAGAACCGATAGGCCCGGTAGTCCTGCGCCTGGTTGGGCATGGCGGGGGCTCCTGACTGGGCTGGTGAGGGGTGTGGAACGGACGACACGGGTTCAGCCGTGGATGATCAGCGCGGCACCGGCGATGACGGCCGACAGAAAGATGAGCGCGACCGTCACCATTCCGATGATCTGTCCGAATGAGATGTCGTGGCGCGACCGGGCCTGCTCGTGGCCTTGCACCTGGCCCTGCTGCGCTGCTACGTAACGATCGATCGGCACTAGGCGTTGCTCAATCGACCCGACGGCCGCAGCGGTCACGGCCCCCGCCTTCTCATCCTTGAACTGGCGGATCTCACGATCGAGCCTCAAGGCCTCCTTGTCGGCCTCCTCCTTGATCTTCAGCGCCTTCTCCCGCTCGGTCGCCACCTCGGTCAGGCGCCGGTCGCGCTCCAGGGCAACCTCGCTGATTCGCCGGTCGCGCTCAGCCTCGAACTTGGCGTCCGAGTCCCGTAACGCTCCCGCCAGCCGCTCGGCGGCCTCCTGCTGGTTCTCCAGCAGGTTCCGGAGGTATCCGACCTCGCGATTTAGCGCGTCGGTTGTCAGGGTGCTCGGGTCCGGGTTCGGCCGCGTTTCCTGCTGCCCTGTCATGTCGCCTGATGCCCTCCCGACCGCGCCCCAGTTCCTAGGCTTGCGTCGCGTCATGCGTCCTCCCTTTGGCTACGGGTAACTACGCTGGCGCCGGGGCTGTTAGGTCGGCAGTCCTGACGGCCTCTATTTCCCTAGCCATTGCTTACCCCTCTCTCCGTGCGGCCCTTGACCTACGCACTCCTGGCTACAGCATCCTTCACTAGCTGCGCCAGATTCTTCGCGGCGTCCTTCCGGTACTCCTGCGAGGCTGCCTGGAAGGCAGGATCATCAGGCCGGCGTCGGCGGTCGCGCTCGCGGACTAGGAACGCGACCTGCTCAGCGGTGAACACGGGCTGCGCCTCGGAGGTGTGCGCCGTGTTATCAGCCTTGATGTTCTTAGCTCCCGCTCCGCTCATCGGGTTCTCGTCCGCAGGGATGCCAGCGCGCGACGGCGCAGTGCCCGGTGCGGGCGGTCCGCCGTTCGTAGGTGCCCCGCCCATCGGAGGCGTAAGTCCTGCCACGGGCGCTCCGGTCGTCGTGTCCTCCAGCAAGCCAGCCGGCAGGTCCTCGTTCCTCGGGCTCTTGGTGATGTCCACCTTCGGGATCTGCCGGAGAGTCGCGTTGATGATGCTACGTCTTACCGTCCCGTCGCCCTGGACTGGCTGCTGCGGTTTCTTGCCAGTGACCGGGTTCGGCTCCGAGTCCGGAACGTCCTCCATCTCCGGCTCCGGGAACTCGTCCGCGATCAAGCCCTGCTCCTGCTCGAAGTCATAGTTGGTGACGCCCATTTCCTTCATCGCCATCGCAGCCGCCGTCTGCTTGCTGATCCAGCCCATGCTCTCGCAGTAGGCGAGGTCCTGGAGCTTCTGCGTCCGATCCTCCGAGGCGATCGAGGGGAACGTGAACTCAGCCTCAGCGTCTGATATCCCCGCCGCCCTCATCACCCGGTCGAACGTCGTATGCAGCACGCCCTCTACGGTCCCCTGAAGCTCCTCTAAGGACCTCGCAGCGGGTTCCGTGGCTACTAGCGCCCCTGCCCTTGTCGAGCCCGTAGCGAAGCCGAGCCAGTCCTTGGGGACGCCGATGCTGTTGCTGACCATCGTGACCAGGGCGTCGAGGATCGGGTCGCCCATCCGACTGCCGCCCGAAGCGGCGTGAGCCGGGGCAATCGAGGTCAGCTTCGATGCGCTGTTGTGGCCGAAGACTGAGCCCGGCGGCGGCGCCTGACCGTTCGGGAAGAGTTGACCGCGGAGACTCTGGACGGCCGCCTGATTGCCGGCTACCTCCAGGTCCCAGCAGATGCGGCTCAGCAAGTCCGCGCTGATGACGTGCGACGTCAGGTAGTCCCGTAAGCGCCTGATCCAGCCGAGCGCGGGGAACAGGTCGCTCCGGCCACGGCGCTCGAACGCGCTCTGGTTGATCCGGTAGTGGTCGATCTCCTGCGGGAGGATCTGCCGGATGATGAATTTCGTGGCCGCGCCGCTCTGCGTTGGTCCCATCGGCGACGGCACCCCGGTTGGGGGCGCTCCGGTCGGAGGGTAGAGCTGGTATGGCGTTTGGAACTGCTGGTGATAGGCGAAGACCGTCTCATGGTCCTCCGGGTCCGTGATCAGGTCGTAGATCGAGGCCGGATCAAGACTGCGGACCGTGAGCAGCCGTCCGCGCTGGAAGAACCGGAAGAACTGCTCGCCTCCCCAGCTAAGGTCGCGGGCGAACATGTCCAGGCGGTTGTCCATGTTGCAGCGCTTCCAGAACTCTTCCCAGACCGCATGCGCCTTATCGTGCCGCTCCCCGGCGTTACTCCCGCCCGAGTAGGTCGCTTTCGCCTGTAGGCCCTTGCCGAGCGCGAACTCCGTCTTGAGGTGAACACAGCGCCAGCTGACCGGGTCATGGTTGTATGCCTCGAACGCCTTGGCGGACATCGAGAAGTAGTCCTGCCAGTACAGCTGGCGGGTTACCGGTCCGGGCCATAGCGGAAGATACGATCCGAGCGCTCCAGCTCCTGCGCCGGGAACGGACTGCTCCGAACCGTAGCCGAACGGATCCGGGCTGCCACCCCATTCACGGAGCTTTGCGGACTCGGCCATCCGGCGCATCTGCGAGTCGATGTGCTCCGCGCCGCAAGACTCTCGCAACCGGCCTAGCTCGCCCGCATTCTTGATGTGGAGCGTCTTCAGTGCCGAGGCGCGGATCCGGCCCGTCGTCTTATGCCGAGCCGCCATCACGAACTTCGCATCGACCGCGTAGCTCCCGGGGAGCGTATCCGGACACTCATCGTGGCGGGCCAGGTTGCCCCAATCCCAACCCGAGCCATCATCGTACGGCTGGCCTTCGATCAGCCAGCCTGTGCCCGCGTCACGCTCTTCGCGGAGGCGCTGACTGAGACTGTCCCGCTCGGGCGCTACGGTGCCGTTGCTGTCCAATGCTGCCTCCCTTCAAAGTAGCGGCGGAGAGTTCTCGGTCATGCCGATCCTCCGCTTTACGCGGGTTTGCCTAACCTCCGCCGCAAGATCATCCGTAAAGCGAGCCCGAGTAGGCGTACTGCTGGGCGGCGAAGGTAGTAGCCGCCGTCTCTACGCCGGCCGCGGCTACGGGCGGGAAGATCCGCGCCAGGGCGGTCCCTAGCGCGTCCAGGTGGTGCTCGTGG